TCAAGGCTGTAAGTAGATGTAAGAGCCTTGATAATATCCATTATTTGACTGGAAAAAGTTTTTCCTCAATCATCTTTACTATTGCGTCATCAACGTCATTATCTGATTTCTCAGCAGCCGATTTAAGCATGAGAATTAGCCCTTTACGCACTGATTCCGACTTTCCGAACCTGATAAATAGATTGATTAGAAATTTAGACATAATTTGTTTGTTTTTCCAAACATAGCTAAAATACCAGTATTAAACAAGAAATCTTAATTTCATGGCTGAAGATACTGCCAAAGAAGTAGAACAAGAAGAACCGCAACAAGGCAATTCAATTCTTTCAAACCTTGTCCAGATGATTATACTTTTTTGGAGTTTGGGGGTCATTTCTTTTGCGTACTTCGGAAATTCAACCCGACAAATTGATACGACATTTGCCGCTGGATTGCTGTCAGCAGTGATGTCGAACATGGGCCTACAAGTAAAATCAGCTACAAATGGCAAAAAGAAACTTGGTAAGGTTAATATTGTTGATAATAGTAAAAACAAAGTTGGTATCAAATGAAAAAGCTAATTCCATTTATCATCTTTCTTTCTCCGTCTTATGCTTATGCAGATGTTACTTCCAGCTTGACTACATCTGTATCAATCCAAGTAAACGCTGCTGGTACACAAGTTGAGAGACTTGGTGGATCTTATAGTGCATCTGGTACTAATGTAGGAACTACAAATACTGGAGATCAGTTAGGTGGCTTTAGTGTGAACTCTACAACTGGTGCTGTAACTTTTGACGCTGGACAATATTCAATAAACTCTAATGCAACAAACTGGTCTTTGACAGAATCATTATTACAGCCTGACACCATGCAATCAGGTGATTTAACTGTAGGTGAAGTTAATAACTTCGGAAGTATTACTTCAACATCTGCTGGTTCTGGTACAGGATTTGATGTGACCATTGGTTCAGATCACACAATTACAGATTTAGATGCTGGTGGTGCTGGTTCTGTAACAACAGGTCAGTTTGTAACTTCAGTGACAACAAAATGATGAATGAAAAAACTTTTTCTGCTACTGTTTTTTTATGTCATACCAGTTAATTCACAGCCCATTACGCCCGCTTTCACTGTTGGTACAGTTTCAAGTACCACAAATACTGTTACCTCTTTGTCCGAGACAGTCACCAGTTTTGACTTTTCCACAGGATATGAATATACAGTTACAGGAGTTGGTGTTTCTATGGACACTGACAGTATTTCTCCACCTCCCACAACTATTAATGAAACTATAAACGGAACTGTTTATACATGGACAGGATTAGATCTTTCATCAAAACCAAACTGGGAAGTTACAGGAAACGCCTTTCAATTTACGGAAACTTACAAAGGGGCAGGGCTTCAAAATATGACGATAATCAACAGGCAAATAGAAAGCGAAAGTGTAGTCACAAGTACCTCAGTGTTCTCCCAATAATTTTGCTATCACCAACACAGGTGTTCGCTAATGCTGTAAGTCAATCAAATAATGGCAGTGTTACAAACATGGCAATCCAGTCACTTACTGGTAATATGACAACTAACCAATTTGGAAATAATATTGTTTGTCAGGGTGCAACCCTAACATTTTCACCTTTTATAACTTTTGGTGCTAACTATAGAAAACCATTTGACCATTATTATGAAACACCTTTTTATGACCCCACAGACGCAAATGATGATGGTGTGCCAGACAATGCTGGGGATATTTTATTTTATCAAGAGAATTATTCTGGAACAAACAAAGATAGTTTTGCAGTAAATACAGGATTTAGTTTGAATTTTACAATCCCTCTTGATAGATCATTACAATCTACCTGTGAAAAAGCAGCTACAACTCAAGTAAAATTACAACAACAGATACTAGAAAACAAAAGATTAGACTGGCAGATCGCCCGCATTAGGGAATGTGGTACGTTGCTTGCGAATGGAATCCGAGTGCATAAAGATAGCCCTTGGTTCAATTTATGTGCTGATATTTATTTAGAGCCAAAGGCTAATCAAGTTGTGCCACATACTCACAAGATTAATCCTGATTAGATTCTTTAATAAATTTTTTACCTAATTTTTTCATAGCTGTCTTTGCTAGTCCTTGAATTATCGGAACAAGAACCGCAGAGCCACCAGCGACCAAACCAATAACAGCAGTGTTAATAATAAGACTAACTGGTGGAATGTATTGTTCTTGGAAAGGAACTGGCTCATAAATGGCTTTGCAAATCCCTTCGCTATTTTTTGCAAAAGATACAATCCTCTCTAGCTTTTTATCATTAGCATAGTCCCCAATTCTTTTACTGGAATTAGGATCAGGACAATCTGTAAAGAAAACAATATCTTCTTTTTTGTTTGGTGGAATCTCTGGATTCTCTCTAGGTGGTGGTGGTGTATTAGATGTAGGTTTTGATTCTTCTTGTTGATAATCTAATTTTTTTGGGTCATAGTTTATTGGGACATAAGATGGTACTGTATGCCCTGCTGGACAGCTATAATAAGCCCCATTTGGGTCATCAGATATAATCTGTGTATTTTTAACAGAAGCGTCCCTGTGAGTCTTTGTACAGCCAGCCATTTCAATTTTCGGTAAGGCTATATTTAGACTTTCGTTAGTTGTAGGTATATAAGTTTGTATTTTTATTGTAGGTATCTCAGGAATAGCAATCTGTGGTATTTCCACTTACTTTTCTTTTTTAGGTAACTGAATTGATGGGCCTGTCACATCTGGAATAGCATTATCTAAAACTTTTGGTAATGATTGCTGAACATTTAGCATGATCTCATTCATAATTTTATTTTTCAGTTGTGGACTTGTTACATATTTGTATGCAAAGTATCCACCGCCAAGCATTGACACAGAAAGTAAAAGAGACAACAATGAAGCTATCTGACAAATTTTTTGGAACATAATGCTGAAAGAAATTCTTAGTAAATTGGCTATGCCTTTGACTTTGATGACACTTTTTCTGATTCTTGGCTTGATGCCTTTGTATTTGATGGCTGGCCTAATTCGGGTTCAACTTCAAGAATCTGCTGTTCCAAAATCTTCATCGCACCACTAGTTTCGTGCAAAGCAATCCATAACTGTTCTCTTTGTTGTGCGAGTTCCTGTAGTTTTTCTTTAAGGTTCATAATTTAGTAGAGTTTTTTACCAGCAGTGATAGCAGCATCTATGTCTGTAAAATCTTCAGATGTCCAAATAGATGTTGTACCATCAGTTTTTTTGAGATCTTTAATTAATTCAAGATGCACAACGTTTCTTTTGATCATATCTTTAAAATCAGACTCAGTAAAGTATTTATCGACAGGATTTCTTGTTTGCCAAGCTGCAAAATTTGCATCTTGGTTTATGACAAAAACGCTATCGGCAGCGGCAGAAAAAATCTCTGCGATTTCGTCAGCAGTTAATTCTTCCATGAGAAAAAAGTAGTTGTTTACAGTTTACCCTGCTTCGAGGGCTGTGACTTTTACGGATAACTCCTGTATTGCTTTTACTAGAACAGGTATTAAATTACCTTGCTTTGCTTCTAATTTTTCTGGGTTACTTTCAAGTGTTAAATCTAAAAATGTTGCATTTTCATCTTCTTGTAATTCTTTGAAATCCTGTGCAATAAAACCTGCTCTTGTCGTTCCTTGATGTGGATTATCTGCATCTGCATTTCTTATATCCCACTTGAATTTTACTGGTTTTAGTTTGTTTACAAAATCAATACCGACAGGTAAATCTACAATATCAGTTTTATCTCTTCTATCAGAAAGTGAACTTATTGTTTGAACCTGACAACGTAAACTGGAAATTGAACCATTACCTAAAGTAATTTGGTTTGTTGCAGTTCCACTACTTGGCTCGGCATCATATCCAAAACAACCATTATTATATCCAGTTGTAATACTATCACCAGCTTGAGCACCAACAACTGTATTGTTAGTTCCCTGCGTTCCATCATTTCCCTGTATAAATTGCCCTGCGAGATAACCTATAACAGTATTTCTTACTCCTCCATTTGATCTACCTAAAGCAAAATATCCTATTGCTACTTCATAATTGTTACTTACTGCCGCTTCCCCTGCATCAGAACCTAGATATACATTGTAACCACCAGTTGTAAGGTTATCACCCGCTTGATGTCCATACAGAGAATTATTTTGTCCTGTGGTTAGGTCATATCCAGATTGATAACCAAATGCACAGTTATAAATACCAGTAGTGCAGTTTGCCAGTGCCTGCCTTCCATGTGCATCATTTCTATGTCCAGTAGTAACATCTTTTAATGAATCCGAACCAATTGAAGTAAGGTAGTAAGCATTAGTTGCACCTGTTGCACCATACTGTGACTGATAACCAACCGCAGTATTATATCCTCCACCAGAACCATCTACGTTAAAATAACCAGCAGTATATCCAACATAAGTTGATCCATGATCTGTCGCTGTGCTATACCCTGCATAAGCACCTAGCATAGTGTTATAGTTACCTGTCGTTATGTTGTACCCTGCTGAAAATCCAAGAGCAGTTCCTCGATAGCTTCCAACACCATCGTATAAAGCATAAGCACCTATCGCAGTATTTTCATTATTATTAATTAAATATCCAGCCCTATAACCTACAGCAGTGTTATCACTTTGCGTATTGCTGTACAATGCCTCTGTTCCTACGGCAGTAGTGTGATTTGCTGATACTTGGGTATAAGCACTATTATGACCCACAGCCAGATTGTTAGATCCGGTCGTGTTTGAATAAAGCGTATGACAGCCTAATCCTGTGTTCTCTGATCCAGTCGTGTTGGCTACTAACGAATATGCACCAAAAGCATTTATCTTCGTTCCTGACGTATTTGCTGTAGCCGCTTGGTATCCAACTGCGGTGTTTGAACTCGGAGTTTCTTGTGCATCAAGTGAATAGTCTCCCACCGCCACGTTATATTGGCCTGAGGTTATAGATGTGGCAGCATTTCTTCCAATAGCCGTATTGTAAGACCCAGTACACTGCGATAATGCAGATATTCCTATCGCATGATTATAACTTCCAGTTGCAGCCCCATACGCATTAGCTCCGATACATACATTGCCTGTGCCATCAGTTATGGCATCGCCAGCACCGTTACCAATTCCAAGATTATAATCGCCTGTTGTAACACTTTTTAACGCCTCAAAACCAAAGGCTTCACAACGATCTGCTGTAGTCAGTGCCGTTAAAGCACCTTTTCCATATGCACTATTAAGTGCGCCAGTTGTCGAAGCATCTAAACACTCACTTCCCACTGCGGTATTACTTGATCCTGAGGTCAATGTTGTCAATGCACCATTTCCAATAGCAACGTTATTATCGCCACTAACAGAGGCATCTAAAGCATTTTTTCCTAAACATGTATTTGCAGCAACAGAATTAGCACCTTTACCAATATTTACTCCAT